TATAGAGATGTAGATTCTGATGATAATAGATTTTATGCAACATCTAATCTACAAGCTGGAAATAGATATGTAACAATACCTTCTGATTTAAGATTTATAAGATATGCTCAATTAACTGATTCATCGGGTAATCAAGTATTTTTAGAAAAAAGAGATACATCTTTTATGGCAGAATATTATAATACACCAGGAACTCAATCAGGATTACCAAAATATTATGGTAATTGGGATGCTAATTATTGGGTGGTTTCACCTACTCCAGATAGTACTTATTTAATAACATTAGCTTATACTAAACAACCAGCATCAATAACAGATTCACCAGGAAGCACACAAGGTACTTATACATCTAATAAATATCAAGATTTACTTTTGTATGGAAGTCTGGTAGAAGCATATGGATACTTGAAAGGTCCTGCAGATATGTTACAATACTACGAAGGATCTTTTAATAGAGCTTTACAATCGTACGCGATCGAACAAATGGGTCGTAGACGCCGAGACGAATGGCAAGATGGGGCCATTCGAACACCTCTTAAATCTCAATCACCATCATAATTTAAGGAGACAAATAAATGGCAAACATAGTACCTGACTCTTTTAAAACAGACCTACTTGGTGGTGTGTTTGATTTTGATTCTGGCGGATCAACTTTCAAACTTGCACTTTATACATCGTTAGGTGGTTTCAGTACTTCGACTACAGCTTATACAACTACTAATGAAGTTTCTTCATCTGGTACAAACTATACAGCGGGTGGAAATACTTTAACTAATAATGGTGTTGCAGTATCAAGTAACATTGCATATGTTGACTTTGCAGATTTAACTTTTAGTTCTGTAACTTTAACTGCAGTGGGCGCTCTGATTTATAAAGGAACTTCTAATGAAGCAGTATTAGTTTTAGATTTTGGCGGATCAAAAACTGCAACTAACGGTGATTTCGTTATTCAGTTCCCAACTGCTGATTCATCTAATGCAATCATTAGACTTGGCGACGCGTAATTTTTATAAGGAATACAAATGGCGTTAGTAGTAAATGATAGAGTAAAAGAAACTAGTACGACTACTGGTACCGGTACGTTCACTTTGGATGGAGCGGTAACTGGTTTTGAAACTTTTTCTTCTGCTATTGGAAATACCAATACAACTTATTATGCAATCGCTTTACAAGGCGGTGCAGAATTCGAAGTTGGACTTGGGACCGTTGCGGCCGGAACATTGGCTAGAACAACTATCATTTCATCTTCTAACTCAGACAGCGCAGTCGATTTTTCAGCAGGAACTAAAGATGTATTTTGTACATTACCAGCAAGTAAAGCGGTATATAAAGATGCATCAGATACAATTGTAGGAGTACCAAGCAACGGCTTTGTCATTGCAATGTCAATCGCCTTGTAGTATAAGGAATAAATTATGGCACAAAATTTCAGAAATTATTTAACACGAAACACAGGAACATCAGCAGTTGATGCTTTAGGTGGAGCTGCCAATAGTTTTGATACTTTAATTAGTGTTAGAATGGCTAACACAACAACTTCAACAATTCAAGTTGATGCTTTTATCAAAAGATCATCAACGGATTATTATTTAATTAAAAATGCACCGGTCGTAAGCGGCGGATCATTAGAACTAATTGACGGAGGCTCGAAGATAGTACTTGCTTCAGGAGATCAGTTGTATGTACAATCAGACACTGCTTCTTCTTTAGATACTATTGTTGGCGCTGTAGATGATATAAGTACATAGGAGAAATCATGGCATATTTAGGAAACAGTCCAAAAGGAAACCTACTAACCATGAACTCTTCGCAGTTCTCTGGTGATAACTCAACTACTAATTTTACACTTTCACAATCTGTTGGTAACACCAACGAAATAGAAGTCTTCGTTGGAAATGTTAGACAAGATCCACATTCAGCTTATACTGTATCGGGTGGAACAACTTTAAGTTTTACAACTGCACCCGCATCTGGAACTAATAATATTTATGTCGTATACATTGGAAAATCTTTAGGTGAATCTACACCTGGAGAAAACTCAATTGAATTTGGTATGATTAAATCAATCAACGGTGGCTATGAAAATAAAGCAACTATATCATCTAATATCACAGTTGACGCTAGTGATAATATGATGGTCTGTGGTCCTGCTTCTTTCACAGGTACAGTCGTTGTTAACGGAACATTAACGGTAGTATAATGAGTAAATTATTTGTAGACGAAATAGTACATCAAAGTTCTCAAGGTTCTGGTACCATTACATTAGGTGCTAGTGGTGAGACAGTGGCATTAGCAAGTGGAGCAAGTCAAACTATGGCTGTTAACACTCCAGCATTTTTAGTTTCAAACACAGCAAACAATACTGGAAAAACAGATAATGCTTATTCAAAATTAACTTACAATGTTGAAACTTATGATACCGATAGTGCATTTGATATTTCAAATAATAAATTTACAGTGCCAACTGGTGAGGGTGGAAAATATTTTTTTGGTATATCAGAATTGTATGCTGGAGATAGTGCATCCTGTAATAATTTTTTTGTGGCGATATATAAAAATGGAAGCATAACTACAAGTAGACATTTTGGAAATGGAATTGCTTTTGCAGATGTTTCTCCAATCCTTACTGCTGTTTTAGATTTAAGTGCTGGAGATTACATAGAACTTTATGGCAGAGTAAATACAGATAGTGGAACATGGGGGCAATACGCTGGTGGTATATGGCAAGGATTTAAATTAATAGGATAATTATGGGAACAATTAAAACAACAAACATAGAAACAATCACAGGCTCCGGAACCCTGACTCTTGGTCAATCGGGCGAGACGATTAGTGTACCAAGTGGTGCTACATTAACCGTTCCAAGTGGTGGTTTATCTGGTCAAAACTATCCAGCTTTTGAAGTATTTAGTAATGGAGTATCATATAATATAGCAAATGATACATTGACAAAAGTTGTATTTACTGTTGAAAAATTTGATACTGATAGTGCTTACGATACCTCAACAGGAAGATTTACACCTCAAGTAGCTGGAAAATATTTTTGTTATGGAAGATTAGCTTACGATAAAACAGGAGACTTTGATAATATAGAAATAATGTTACAAAAAAACGGTACTGCTTTTGCAGATTCAATATCAAGAAATGAATTTTATAATTTTATTAATACTTACGGTATTGCCGATTTAAATGGTTCAAGTGACTATGTAGAAATGTATACTAAACAAGTCGCTGGAGGTACTTCTGGTTTATTAGTATCAAATTCTAGTGGTTCGAACTGTCTTTTCGGTGCATACAGGATAGGATCATAAGATGGCAGGAATATTAAAAGTAGATAAATACCAGGACTTCAACGGCAATGACATCATGACGTCTGATGGCAGTGGTAACTTGACGTTGAATAATGCTGCGATGAAAATGACTCCATCTTTTAGAGCTTTAGCAACTGATGGGACAGCATACCCATCTGGTGCATATACTAAATTTGTTTTTGGAACTGAGCTGTGGGATACTGACAGTGCTTTTACTAATAATGAATTTACAGTTCCAACTAATGAAGCTGGAAAATATTGGTTTAATTGGAGATTAAAAGTAAGTGGAATTGATGATAATGAATATCATGTTTCAGCATTATATAAAAATGGATCTAGATTAGATTCTACAGGTCAAAAAGATTATGCTAATGGCACAGATCAACAAGTTATTACAACAGGGTCTGTAATGTTAGAGTTAGCTGTTGGAGATGTTATTTCTGTATATGGTATTCATAACGAAGGAGCTGAAAGAACAATGTTTGGTGGAACAACAGACGCATCTGATGCGTCTTTTTTAGAAGGATACAAGTTAATAGGAGCATAGATTATGGCATTAAGTAAAGTAGATTTAGCAAACCAAGTAGAGAACCAACTACCACAAAGTTTGGTTGCTGATAATGTAAATTTCAGAAACATCGTCATCAATGGAGATATGAGTATTGCTCAAAGATCAACTTCTGTTTCTTCTATTACTGGAAGTGGTTATAATACAGTTGATAGATTTAGAACTAATATGGGTACTGCTGGAACTTGGACACAATCTCAATCAACAGATGTTCCAACTGGTCAAGGTTTTGCAACTTCTTTTAAAATGGATTGCACTACTGCTAATGGAAGTTTAAGTGCTGGAAGTTTTTTAATTATAGATCAAAGAGTTGAAGGTCAAAATTTACAATATTTAAAAAAAGGAACTTCATCTGCTGAAAGTACAACTATATCTTTTTGGGTTAAATCAGCAAAAACTGGAACTTATATTGTGGCTCTTAATGATCTTGATAATAGTAGATACATAGCAAATTCTTATACAATCTCATCAGCTAATACTTGGGAAAAGAAAACAATTACTTATGCTGGAGATACAACAGGTGCCTTTGATAATGATAATGCTTCAAGTTTAAAAGTACAATTTTGGTTAGCAGCTGGAACTACTTATACATCTGGAACACTAGCTACTTCTTGGGAAAGTGCAACAAATGCAAATCAAGCAGTAGGTCAAGTCAACCTTGCAGATAGCACATCAAACGAATGGTACATTACAGGAGTACAATTAGAAGCTGGAACAACTGCATCTGATTTTGAGTTCTTGCCTTATGATGTAAATAAAAATAGATGTTTGAGATATTATTATGTTCATGCAGAAGGTTCAAGTAAAGAAATTGCCTGTGGTTTTTATTACAATAATGGTTATCTAACTTGTCATTTACAATTTCCACAAGAAATGAGAACAGCACCAAGTTTAGTAAAAACATCTGGTACAAATTATTACAAAGCATGGAGGGCAAATTCTAGTGATGATTTTGATAATTTTAATAACGGAATACAAAGTCCAACAACTACATCTTGTGGAATGGATGGTACAACTGGTGTTAGTGGAACTCAAGGTGAGGGTAATAGAATAATAACAAATAACGCAAGTTCATTAATAGCATTTAGTTCGGAGTTATAATTATGATTAACACAGTAGAAAAAATTTATAGTGTATATGATGGCACACACATCAGTTATTCAGTAACTTATGTAAATTCTAATTTAACTGCTTCAGTACCATTAGACGAAGCAAACACAGATTACCAAGCAATACAAGAATGGATTTTAGCAGGAAACACTGTTATTGATAATCCACCAGAATAATATATAAGTATAACAAAGGAGACAAAAACTATGGCATCACTTTCAAGCAAAATCAAACAGTACGCATCAAATAATGGTGTCGCTTCTGTTGACTTTACGACTGACGTTTTGCTTCAGGATGACTCAAACGGTCAGGGACCCTACATCAAGGAATGGAATATCTCAAGTGTAGCGCAACCGACTGCAGAGCAACTGAACGCTGTAGATTCTGCTGCTGACTTGTCTGAAAGACAAGCTGCTGTAAGAGCTACAAGAAAAACGGCTTACGGTGATCTAGGTTCACAGTTAGACATGCAGTACCACGACTCTGTTGATGGTACAACTACATGGAAAGATCATGTAGCTGCTGTTAAAACTGCAAACCCGATCCCAACTGAATAAGGAGATTAACAATTGGCTTACGTTGGAAAAGCTCCTCAAACAGGAGCGTATCAAATACTGGATGACATATCAGGGTCATTCACCGGATCTACACCAGGACCGTTTAATTTAACGGTTAACGGGACTGCTATATCTCCAGGTAACGAAGCTAATTGTATAATCTCTGTATCAGGAGTTATCCAAGAGCCCCAGTCAGCGTATACGATAACGGGCAGTCAAATTACTTTCACAAGTAACCCTGCAAGCTCGGATACGTTTTTTGGAACTGTTCTTGGTAATACCTTTGACATCGGTCAACCAACAGATTCAACGGTAGGTGCATCAAGTTTATCTTCAACATTTTTTGTAAAGAACAATCAAACATGGACTAGTATTAATATGACTGGTTCAAACAATGGAGCGTTAGTAGGTCCTGTAACAGTAAGTGGTACAATCACGATTCCATCAGGGAGTACATTCGTAATTTTATAATGAGCACATTAGAGACAAATTTAATTCAACCAAGCACAGGCACTACATTAACTTTAGGTGCTTCAGGAGATACAGTAGATGTGCCATCAGGTGCAACTTTTGATGCTACTGGTGCTACAGTTACAGGTATTACTCAAGGAATTACCATGTGTGATGAATGGAGATTGACTTCTGATAAAACTGTATCAAACACTTTTTCATCTATTACAACAAATTTAGCAAGAACAACTAGAGCTGGTTTTAGTTTACTTGGATCATCAGGAATGACAGAAAGCTCTGGAATATTTACATTTCCATCAACTGGATTTTACATGGTTGGAGTTCTTAATAGCTATACTACGACAAATGCAAATAGATCAAATGCAGTTAGATTGTATGTAACAACTAATAATTCTACTTATTATAACATAGGAGCATCTGGAGTTAATGTTAGTGATGATGGTGGAGCATCAAATTCTTTCGGAAATATTTATAGTGAATACTTAATTGATGTTACTAGCACAACAAATGTAAAAGTTTTTTTTGATACTATAGCAAATAATAGTACAATGGTTTACAATGGAAGCACCTCATCTACTTCTGATGGTAGTAGTACAAGATTTATGTTTAGACGAATAGGAGATACTTAATGGATAATGAATTAAAACCTAGTTTAAAAATAGCTTTGGCAATTCAAAAAATAAATCCAAATGCAAAATTTGATTTTGATGGTGATGATATTGATACAATTGAAATAAATTGGATAGATGAAACAACTCCAATATCTAAAGAAGATATTAAAAATATGATACCAACTGTTGAAGAAGAATTTGCTAATAAAGATACTAAAAAAGCCTCTGGTAAACAAAAATTAAAAGATTTAGGATTGGACGACGCAGAAATTAAAGCGTTGATGGGAGCATAATGGCAGACGGAACATTAAAAGTAGGAACAATAACAAACAGCCAAGGATCTGGTAATATTACTATCGGATCGGGTGTTACGTTGTTATCTAATACACCCTCTTTAAAAGTCATAAGAGCCACTTCAAATCAAACTGGAATTTCAAGTGGTACTGCTACAAAAATACAATTTAACTCGGAAGATCCTTTGACAACAGATGGAACTTGGGATTCAACTAATTACAGGTGGACTCCCGGAGTTGCAGGAAAATATCTTATATCTATAAATACAGAACTGTATCCAGAAAGTAGTACAGCAAAACAATGTAATGTTTACATATATAAAAATGGATCTAGTATTTGTTATGGTTATTTAAATATGAACGATATGTATTTAAGAAGCGGTGGTGCTCAAGCTTTTGGAGCTGTTACGATTGATACAGCAACAGCTACTGATTATTATGAGGGCTTTGTTTATATGCAAACCAATTCTGGAACTGTTGCTGTAAGAGCAGATGATGACAATACAAATTTAATAGCATATAAGTTAGGAATATAATATGACAGCAATTTTAAAAGTAGACACGATACAAGATACATCAGGCAATAACATTATCAACGAGAATGCGGGTACTGTTACTATTGGTAAAGCGGGTAATACTACAAATATTGTTGGAACATTACAGAATGATGGTGCTGCTTTAATTAGTGGAATTACAATGGCAGAACAATGGAGATTATCAGCACAACTTGCCTGTAATACTGTAGATTCAGATACAGATATAACAACTAATTTAGAAAAAGTTGATACAGACAGTCCAGGTAGTATTGGAACAGGAATGACAGAAAGTTCTGGAGTATTTACTTTTCCATCAACAGGAATTTATTTAATTTTAAATAATTATTCATTTTTTACTTCTTCTGGTGGTTCTAATTATCATGGACTTATGACTAGAGTAACAACTGACAATTCAGCTTACTCTTATGCAACTGAAAATTATGTTATGATTAATGCTAATTATAATAATGGGTCATCTTCTTTTATTTTTGATGTGACTAATACATCAACACATAAAGTTAAATTTACTTATTATGTTGGTGCTGCAACTAATTTAGAAGGTGGTACAGCTGTTAACAAAACTCATTTTACGTTTATTCGTCTGGGGGACACATAAAATGAATAGAGATTATTTTCAAGAAGCATTACACACTTTTAATGGTAGCAATTGGTATGGTTGGAAAACACATGATGACAATGGAAATAAAATTCCTGACGAAGATCGTATGCAATATCAATACATTAAGATTATTAAAGATGGTGCAACTATGCCAACTGAAGCAGAAGTAAATGCTAAGATACAAGAATTAAAAGACGCTGAACAAGCAGCAGTTGATAAAAAAACATCTGGTAAACAGAAGCTAAGAGATTTAGGATTGGACGACGCAGAAATTAAAGCATTGATAGGAGTATAATATGGCAATAACTAGACTAGGCGGAGCAAATGCAATAACAGGCACACTTCCTGCAGCGAATATTAACGATACTTCTATCGGGAATATTACAGCATTACCAGCAGGTGTAGGTGGTAAGGTTTTGCAAGTTGTTCAAGGAACATCATCTACTCAATTTGCTCAATCTTCTCCAACTGATGGAACTATTTATTATCCAAGCTCAAACAAAATAAGTGCAACAATTACTCCATCATCATCAAGTAGTAAAATCTTAATAAATTATAGTTCAACAGCAAGAATGAATAACACTAATTCTGATCCTGGCGTAGCATTAGCTTTAAAAGAAAGTATTTCTGGTGGTTCAACCACAACTTATCGACCATCTACTAATGCTTTTGCTTCTGGTTTTTATGTATCAACTAATACTATTGGAATTTTCAGAGTTAGATTAAATTACATAGTTTATTCAACTCCATCAACAACAAATGAAATTACTTATGAAGTTGGTGTATATGGATATAGTTCACCTGAAATTAAACTTAATGTTGATAATAGTGAAGGAAAAATAATTTTAACGGAGATAGCTGGATAATGAATAGTGATAATATAATTAAAGCAATTCTAAAAATAAATCCTAATGCAAAAGTTGGGATTGAAGGAACAGATATAAACACTTGTATTTTTAATTGGGATAGCGAAACAACACCTATCTCTAAAGCTGACATACAAGCACAATTTCCTATAGTTGAATTAGATACGGCTATGGAAGATTTAAGAAGTAAAAGAAATAAATTACTATCTGACACAGATCATTATGCTTTATCAGATCAAACTTTATCTGATAACATGAGAACTTATAGACAATCTTTAAGAGATATTACAAACGGTTTAACTACAGTCGAAGACGTTAATTCAGTCACATGGCCAACTAAACCAGGAGTGTAGGTCATGTACTTCGGTGCAACGGCCTTTTCAGAAGCAGCCTTTGCTTCACAAGGTATTAATCCATATGCATATGTTGAAGTCAATGGTTCAAGAGTAAATGAATCTACTGGCACTGTTGGTATATCTGGTGCTGCTAATTTCGGTGTAACTGGTAATCAATTAAATTTCACAATCGGTAATGTTGTTATTAGAATCAACCAAAGAGTTGATGTAACTGGTATTGCAACAGAACTTGGAACAGGAACAGTATCAATTGTTGCAAATGCAAATGTTATTCCAACAGGAAGTCAATTCAACTTTGCAACCGGAACACCTACTTATGCATTTAAGTATGATGTCACTGGATCAAG